ATTGTTATAATGAGGTGGGTTATTTACCATGTCTGGTTTTTCATCCCACTCAACATCTTTCCAAGCCTGTTTCATTTGTATATCCTTTATTACATTGCTTACCTGTTTCTTTACTGGTACAGCTTTAGACAAAGTTTCGGCCCGTTTTTTCATGTAAGTTTCGTGTCTCAATCTAAGCTTCTCCTTTTGTGTTTGTAGTAAAGGTAAGATGAACAATATTATCTTCTTCATCATCCTCAATATAAAACGTAGTGGAATCTTCTGATTCACCCAAATCAATATCGGGCGTAATATGTTCCTTAACGTATTCAAATATTTTTTCTCTGACATACTCATCCCTTTCCATTACAGGTAGCGAGGACAATAGCATATTCACAAAATGTTCCATGCCTGTTATCACGTCTTTAGGTAGCGTAGAATCTTCTGAAGCTATGACAGAAACTTCTGCATCACCTGTCCACTCACCTCGCTTCGTAAAAGTTGGGCGTATTCTAATTAAAAAATCCTCGTGTTCAATGTAGTTTTCTCTCATAAGTTATCTCCTTTTTACTTTCTTACCACGAAAAGAGATGAACTTGGGATGTTTATTTTTGCCCTTCTCTTTTATCCAATCCTCTGGAATAATTCTATCATAATATTTGAAGCCATATTTTATACACCACTCTGCATAACTAGACTTCGCTCCCTTGCGTAACTTTCTCCTGCTGTTTTCAAATACAAATCTAATATCTAATTTAGGATGTTGTCGCTGTATTGCAAGATGTTTTCTTCTATCTGCTGCAGTAAACATACCTTTTGTTTCTATTATTATACCATTGTATAGAATAAAGTCTGGAGTATAAGTTCTATAAGCTAAGTCTTCCCATTCAATTTTCAATGCTTCATATAAAAATTTTATGTTCTGTTGTTTTAACTTTTCAGATACTGACAACTCCAAACCACTTCTATATCCGTACTTCCTTGCTGCACGAAACGCTGCATAGTTAGGCATTAGGATGCTCTGCTTTCTACGTATTCAGGCGCAAGATGTGTATACTCTACAATCTTAGGCTCTTTAGCCTGTGACTTTACAGCAGGTTTCTCTATAAGATTAGGCCAGCAAGCACGTTTGTAATCACAGAATGAACATGTCTTACACAGCATCATGTTACCTGTTTCTTTACCACGGAACTTCTCAACCTCTGGCTCAAAGCATCTTTCAAACTGATTTGTTTTCAGCTTGTCCGATACCTCTTTAATCTTATCCAGTTCTTCATCCATGTCAATGTTAGTAGCAGGTACATACTTGAACTTGCCGTTAGCTTTGTTCACAACCCACCAACCACCTGGTTTTAGACCAGTAGCTTTAGCGTAGCCAGCAAGCTGACCAATATAACCAAAGGCATCACCTCTTTTTAAAGTCTCAAATGAATCAAACTTGTTTCGATAAGACCAATCGGATGCTGACTTAATATCATCAACAGCACCCTCAAGCGCGATGTCATATGTGCCGTTGATTTTATTTGTGCCTATATCCAACGTGACTTGCTGTGAGTCAGTATATTGAATACCTGCCTCTCGCATCAAGCCTTTCAAAACTGCCTCAACAATATCGCCAAGAAGCATATTCATAATGAAGGTAGTAGGCTTTGGTGCAGCTGTCTCTGGCTTGTTCTTCTCAAACCACAGCTGGCAATACGGCCTACCCACATTGGACATACGCAATCTAAAGTTGCCCCTGCTGCTGCCACCGAATTGTTTGATGACAGCATCCTGAACATCTTTGGCAATGCCAATGGCAGTATCCTTTGATATACTGGACTTACCTTTGACTGCCTTATCAAGATAGCTATGCAGGGCTAGTTCTGCTGGATGATTCATTTATTCGTCCTCATCTACAATAACATCAATAAAACCATCTACTGTATCCTCATCTTCTTGGGATACTTCCTCTTGATAGTTCTTGTTATACTCCTCAAGAACCCACTTGTTGGTATTCTCTATATAAGAGAAGAACTCCTTGATAGTATCTTGGTCTGTGTTACCTGTAACATCAATATTATTAGACATGTCAAGTTCAAGAACAGGGACATAATAATCGTTACCGTTAGACATCTCGCGTTTCTCAACACGAACTTCTGAACTGTGCTGGGGCAGTAGCCGTTGAAGGCTATTCATCTTAGCCACAATACCACCAACATTCTTGAAGCCTTCCTTCGTAGCAACTTCCCAAACAAAAGGAATATCTACTACATCTTGTGCATCACCTGCCTTGGTAACACCAGACATAGTAACTGTGCCAAAGGTTACACGAACCCGTTTTACTCTACTGATAGATTCCTTCATAGCTTCTGGCAAGGAGTGCCAATCCTCAATGTAACCAGAAGGCTTACCACAGTTAAAAGTACCTGTACTGTCCTTCAAATCTTCATTGAAGCTATCTGATAGTACAGATTTAAAGAAGGTATTCTTAGCATTATCCCATTTCTGATACATGAAACGCTGCAAGAAGATACGTATTGTTGCTTTTTCAGCAAAAATAATATTGCCATCAGGAGACTCCAGTGCAATTGAACCTGATGGTACAGCTTCTACCTTTACCATTTTACCATTCACTTCAGTCTCACCCATGATTGCTTTCTTTTCGATGCGCAACCTGGCAAGCTTTAATCGCTTGGTATTAGTATCAAATGACTGACCCAAAAGCTGGGCAGTAGCTGCATAGTTATTAGTATCAATAGTCGTCAATTCCGTCATATTTAAATCCTTTCTTTCAAAGTTAGAAGCGCAGTTATATCACACTACATCCTTCGTGTCAAGCCAATTCGGACCAATCTTTGCTTCTAAAAGCAGAGGTACATTAAATGTCACACCCCATCTACCTGCAATTAGATTTGTCAAGTCTTGATTTGTTTTATCTATGGCTTGTAACACTAGTCTTTCCTCATGTGGATGTACGTCAATTACAATACTGTCATGTACTGTGTTTACAATACAGGACTTAGCATAGCCTAGTAGTTTGTCTATATGTAGCATGGCTATAGGCACAATATCTGCCGTAGCAAATGACTGAACACCATAGTTTTTTATCTGTGTGAAATACGACACACTACCGTTTTCTCTACGCTGTACATCGGGGAATGAAAACTCCCGACCAGATGGCGTAGATATCTTTCGTTTAGTTAAAGCTTCGGTAGCCAGTTTTGTGTGCCACTCTGCAACTCCTTCGTACTTCTCGTTGAAGTGCTGATAGTAGGTTGCTTCCGATTCTGTCCTTCCGAATCCTGTGGCACCGTAAAGCGGCGCGAAAGTGTGAGCCTTGGCATCCTGTCTAGTAATAGGCTGTCCAGCGTCCGTGATAACCTTCGCTGTATAGGCGTGTACGTCAAAACCATTTTTAATCTCCTCAATAGCTAGAACATCTTGTGACAAGAAAGCAGCAGTACGAAACTCCAACTGTGCAAAGTCAGCCTCAAGTATCTTGCCACCATCAAAGCGTGATATAAATACTTTCTTTACAGGGAATGTACCACCACGTGGCATGTTCTGCATGTTGGGGTCAGCCCCCGACAATCTGCCTGTGGAAGTCCTGTGTTGTAGCAGACGAACATGTAGCTTGCCATCATACTTTGTGTGTGTCTGGATACCTTCAACGAATGATGATAGGTACGTATCTACAGCACTAAGCCGACTAACCTTACCAAGAAAGTCTTTGGCCTCTTCCATGTTGTTCTGTACAGCAATGCCCTCAAGTATTTTCAGGTTAGCTTTACTGGTAGAAAAACCATTTGCACTAGCCCACTTAGGATTCATTGCATTGAATTTCAAACCTGCAACTGTGTTCTGCTTCTCATACAAAAAGCCTGTAGCCACACATCTACCACACTTGTTTGGCTTGGCAAAAGGTGTACCATCCTTTTTGGTCTTGCGTATATGTCCTGTACCATTGCAGTCTGGACACTGCCGTGCCTCTGTCTTGTAGACTAAGGTAGTGTTCTTAGCAATAGCGTCCCTGAAATCCTTGGGCTTCATGTATGGTGTGATAGCGTTCATCCAAACATTCTTATCCTTTGGCTTGCGACTATATATAACCCAAGACAATTGCTCTGGACTATTAAGGTTAATAGGTGTATCACCCATGAGCCTGTGAACATATGCTTGTAATTCTTTAGTCAAAACTTCTTTTTCTTTCTGGTATTCCTGGCGTACCTCATCCAGTATGTCAAGATTAACACAGAAACCACGCTGGTATATACGTGCAAGACAAACGGCGACCTCATTTGTTAGGTCAACTGTGTTACGTAAGCCACTATCTTCTATTGTATTCAGGCGATACATAAGCTTGTCAGACAGCTGTTGTGTAGCTTCAAGGTCATGCGAAAGATAAGAGGCTAGTAATTCATAGGGTATGTCGCGTGTACTATAACCCTTTGCAAAATACTCCTTTAGTGTATCCTGCTTACGTGTGTCAAGCAAGTACCTGTCTGCACATGCCTCAAGAGAGAGTGGTTCTTTGATACCACGCTGCAATACATACTCTGCCAGCATCGTGTCAAATACCGGACCGTCATAGGTAAAGCCAGACTCCCACAGCCACAGCAAATCATGTGCAGCATTGTGCATAATAAGTACAGTAGCTTTGTCAAGCCACTCCTGTACGACAGTATGTCCAAAATCATCTGCATCTACCTCACTATGGTCAAAGGTAACGATACGTTCCACACCTTGGTCAGAAAGCATCCCCACCATGACCAGAGTATTGTTTTTTTCAAACGGGTCAAGGTGGAGTTTGCCATCCCTATCCGTAGTAGTATTTTCTACATCAAGAGTTAGTTTCATTACTTCAGTCCTGAAGCTGTGGCTGCAGTATCAATAATTGCGATACCCCATGCACACTTAATAAGAAATGGTACAACTAGCGTAATCATATCTATTCTCCTTTCATTAATTAAACCACGTATCTTCCATACATGTGTTCCAAATTACAGTGCAATCTTCCATGCCATCCTGTTAGCTTATTCTTTACAACATTCAAATGACGTTGTGCGTCTTGCACCTTCTGTCCCTCGACAAGAGGGTTCGCTGCAATCAGTAGCATCAGGTCAGCCTCTGCTGCTTTACCAGTCTTAGAACCTTCCATCATACTCTGATTCAACACCGTCTTCCCTTCTGCCTCTGCTGACAGCTGGGACATGTAGAAAACAGCACAGTTATACTGCTTCCCAATCTCACGGGCATAGATTGCATTAGCCTTGAGTGCCTCGTCTTGTCTTGTGTAACCATGAAGTGTGGCAAACTTATCACCCATATCGAGAACCAAAATATCTGGACGATACGTTTTGCATACACTCTCTACCCACGCCATGTTCTTACCTGACGAATCATAGATTAAGATGTTATCTTTGACGGGTGCATACATAGCATCTGCCCTTGCTTTATCACGGCGTACCTCTTCCATTGTCATACCCGTAGCAACAGTAAGGTATCGTGTGGCTACACGCTTTGCCTTTTCTTCGTTGCAGAGGATGATACACTTAGCACCCTGCTGCGCAAACCCATTGGGGCCAGCAATCATACTGGCGTGAAAGGATGTCTTGCCTGTATTGGGTCTGGCACCCACCTCAATAAGTTGTCCAGAGTTTACGCCTGGAACATATTGCGCGAGGGTAGGTATATTGAAAACCCAACGACTTTCCATATCGTGACTATCAATCAAAGACTGAATGTCTATGTCTTCCCACTCAATGTTTAAGTCAGGGAGAAAGTCATCATTGTATTGTGCAAGTATCTCTCTCAGAGGCTCAAGGGATTCGATATCCCCATTCACGTAGTCAAACCCCAAGCTGGCTACTTCACTGCCTACATACTGCTGAAACAGCCGTGAAAGTACGTTCTGTGCCACGTCATTACCCATTGGTCTACGGCTTTGTATCTTATGAAATAGGCCACTAAATGATTGCTTCTGTGCTGTAGTCAGTGATGGGTTGTGTGCCATAAAGTATGCCGATACTTCCTCTGGAGCCAAGTCCCGCTTGTACTGCTGCATCATTTCATCAATGCATTTCTTTACTTTTTGTAAATCATTACTGAACAATTTGTCTGGGCATCTATCACCCTTATGTTCGTAGTGAAACTCTTTGTTCATCAAGCTACGAATAATTCCTACTTCTTCCATTATAAGTCTCCTATCTTCTTCATGTCTTCGGGGTTACGGTATTTAATATCATCATTCAACTTTAAAACTTCTACTGTCTCCACGTAAGAACGCAATTGTTTTTGGTATTCAATAGTCTTCCTGGTTGCGTCAGGGTCCAACGCCATAACTACCTTTGAGAACTGCATTAGATACTGCTTATGCTCTTCAAGCAAACTCGTACCAAGCAATGCGACCCCGACAATTCTTTTCACATCACCTGCTACAGCAGCACTAATACAGTCCTCAACCACGACAGCAACATCACCAGTTCCACAGGTATAGGGGAGACCACATGACCCATACCTCTTCCACTTTGGTTGTCGCCATGTCAACGCCCGACCTGTGGCGTCAACAACTTTTCCAGCATGTTCTACTGGAAACACTACACGGTCTTCCTTAACATCTAGTAGAAGACCTAGCTTATCTACATCAAGACCCCATTCCGCACACCATTTAATCACTGCGCGATTGTTACGATGAGGTACTATACACAATGGCATCACAAAGTCAACCTCTTTTTTCGTTTGCTTACCATAATTCTTTACATCGTCCACTGAAAGTGGCACACTCTTGTCACCTTTAACATTACAAGATGCTTTAAAACAATTCCATTTCAACCTTCCCATAACATTAGTCACAGAGAAAGTATTGTATCCTTTGCAGCTGGGACAATTCATCCGTATTGTCTGTCCCATTTCTACTTTGATATTATCAAGTATATTATACATAGTATTTATACCTTCCGTTGCGACATTTGATATTTATTTATCATGGTTTTTACGTTTTGTCAAGGCATAATTTGCACTGTCATACGTATTTTTCATGTACGGCTTGACACTTTGTGGGTTAGCATGTCCTGTTACCGACATGATTTGTCCGATACCGACACCAGCCTCAACCATTTCTGTTGTACCAGTTCTTCGTAGGTCAGACAGGCGCAGGTCACTAGGTAGTCCAGCCTCTGCCATCAATCTCTTACCATGTAGTGGTAGTTTGTACACTGTGTAGGGTACGTACTCGCCACGCAATGGGTAAGGTCTTGGTGCTACATAAGTTTGAAAACCAAAGTCTTCTTGTTGTTCCTGCAGCATGTCAAACAGTTCGTCTGATATAGGTAGTGATACCTCTGCCCTACGCTTCGATTGCTCAATGTCTACACGCTGCTTGTTAAAGTCTATGTTACTCCACTCTAGTAAACGCATATCACCTAGTCTCTGGCACCACTCGTATGCCATCTGTGCAATCAGTCCTATGTTTCTTGTATTAAAATCTTTGTACGCATATTCAAGAAATGTTTGCACCTGGTCTGGAGTCCACACTGTCTTTCTAGAACGTGTTGTTCTTCGCGTAACTTTCTCAAAGGGGTTCTTGTCTACATGCTCCATGCGTACACCATGATTGAATACTACGCTGGCTGTAGCCATCAGGTGGTTGGCAAAGGACACGCCACGCTCACACCACATATCATATGCTTTCTTAGCACGTAATGGGGTGAAAGATTTAAGGCGTGTTCTCCCAAATTGTTCAGACATGAGCCGAATATGATAGTCATATTGTGATTTAGTACCCTCTACCAATGCCCTATATTCTAGGGATTCTTTGTAGTCACTGGATAATTCATCAAAGTTTTTCATAAGCTGCTCCTATAGATACCATAGATGATACATATCCACATGTATATCAAGACGTAATCAAGCATTAGTCACACGAACTAAGACGATTGATTACTGCGATATGCACGTTGAGTTCTTCATCAAAGTACAGTTTGCTCAGACTAGTCATATACCCAAGAGGATGATACTGATTAAAGTAATCCTTGATTCTCTTGTCAAGTTCCTCTTCGGTATATGCCATTAGTTTTACTTCGATTGCCATTAAGTCCAATACTCATCTTCTTCGATGGTTACATCAGAACCAACAAAGTTGTGCTTGACATGATACCAACAGATATCCACTCTCTTCAATGCTTCGTAATCAATAGCCATGATATTTTGCATGGCATTACGTACTGGTAACCATGCTTCCATCATATTAAGCATGGCTTTCTTTTGGTCAGCAGATAAGGCAGACCATACAGCGTCAGCGTTTTCCTGACGTACTTCGTAGCTATATTTATTGTGACCCATATTACTTCTCCTCTACAAGTTTAGTTAGTAGTTCCTCAATCCTACCCATGAGAACATTGATTGCAGTCGCAATGTGTCCTGTATCGGTAGGTTGCATACGTGCTTCTAGTTGTCTCACCTCTTCAATCAAAGCAAGAATGTGTTGTTTATATGATTGTCTATTCATGTTCACCTCCATTACCTCTGCCCAGCCCACCAAAATACTGCGGATTACGCTTGGCTGTTTCAAATACACCAGCAGTGATGAACACGCCAGCAATCAACAGGGCATGGGCAATGGCACTGATGCCAAACACCACGATGCTACCCATCCACATACTAAAGATGATACACCACATCCATGCCAGCATCTGCATCACCAGATGCCGTGTGTTGTTGTCAGGTATGTGACTCAGTGGATTGTACTTACTGTCCATGATTAGGTTGTATGTGTCAATCATGTTATCACTCCTATTACCCAGTTCTCTGCACAATCTTCTGCATAC